ATAATGATAGTCATTCGCATATAAATGAAGCCAATAAAGTATATATGACTTGTTTACAGGGATGTCTAAAGGAATAAATGAACGAAATTAGATACAATATTGCAATAGTTTTTTCAGATGGAAGTCATACATCGCTTGAATATATTACTGAACAACAATTCAATGAGTTAGAATGTCAAATAAATGATCAGGGACAATGGATATTAATTCCTAATTCAGGACTAAACACTGAATATATAAACAAAAGACATATAAGAAGTTTTGCATTTAGAAAGTTGGATGAAAGAGAAATGCAGAGATATAAAGCCGATGGATGGCAATAAATGAAGTGGATAAAAATAGATAGATCACAAAGAATTCCTGAAGATAATTTCTTAGTAACAGATGGTAAAAATATAGCTATGAAGCATAATATGTCGGATCGTCAAAGGTTTTTGGGCGAAGTAACGATACAAACAGCAACTCATTATATTCTTTTATCCGATGTACCACTACCTAAAAAGGAAAAATGTAAAAAGTGTTCAGAAAAATAATAGACTGGGTTAAATCTAAACAAATTACCGTCACCTTAGAGGATCCTATTAAACCAACACATAAAACAGTTGTATCTGATATTAGAGATCAACAAGCCAAAAAGAGATTTAATAAGCAATATGATGCGCAAGAGCAACAAATAAAAGCAATGGCTTTATCTTCTCATGGTTATTCTTGTCACGATCCTAGCACTTGCACTAAAGATCCTTGTTTTATAAGAGAACCTGATAAGATTGTGGCAACTTATATTGTTGATGCTATCACTAAAGAAAGAATAGAATGACAATTGTAGATAAATATAAAGATTGGCGATGCTTTAAAGATCAAATTCCCAAGCCTAATTGTGGCATTCTAATACGTATATTTGATGAAAAAGGAAATTACCGAGGTCATACAGATATAGAGAATCATTTATTTTATGGATTTCTTTGGGATTGTGGATACGTATATATTGTCTATGATATAAATAGCAATTCCGGGATGTCGTGGAAAGCAACTAAAGATTTTGATTATAAACATTTTTGGTGGTTTTATAGATCCGAATGCGAAGATCCTGAAAATAATATATCAAGGCATAAAAGATCAGCATAAATTGAGATTATTAATACATGAAAATAGAAATCTGTAAACAATACAATAATGAGATGGATGAACACGTTTTCAGCATGTTTGAACATCCTTTATTGCGATATGTATGCAGTAATGAATGTTTTTTAGAATATATTAAGAAATAATCTCTTGATATTGAAGCAACACAATTCTAGAATAAGGGAAAATATAAACTACCCTACTTCGCATAAAGCTTCGTAGGGCTAAAGGGAGATCAAGAATGTTATTTCCACAATTGGGTGATGTTTACCTTAATGAACGTGATAGAGGCATCATTGCAAGAATGGAATCATTCTATTCTGAATCAATCACTATAAATCAATCTTTTTGGGGTGAAGCAGACACTGATACTAGATTCTACTGTAATGACCAAACTTTATGGCAAAACCTTTATGGAAATCTTCCAGCAAATAGACGCAGAAATCTATGTTTTAATAGAATAATGCGTGTTGTCAATATGATCGATGGTCATCAAAGACGCAATCGTAAGTCTATTGTAATGACTCCTAAAGAAAATGGAGATAATGAGACAGCGGATCAATTCACAAAAGTTATAATGAGTCTATGTCAACAAGAAGGGATATTAGAAACTATTTCTGATTCATTTCATGGTGGTCTTGTAACTGGTATGAATCTATTGCAAATTTGGTTAGATTATAGAAATGATCCTATTTCAGGTGATATAAAAGTAGATAATTGTTCTTATAATGCTTTTCTTATAGATCCATATTTTAGAAAAGCTGATCTTTCTGATTGTAATGGTATCTGGAAACGAAGTTATATGACTAAGCGTGAAGCCATATCATTAATGCCACAATTTACTGATGAAATCTTAGGATTGCCAGGTAATCAATATGGAAACAAAGATGGTAAGTTCCAGTTTATGCCTGAATCCTATCAGTACGGTTACAAGAATCTATTAGCATATGATGAATTCTATTATCGTGACTTTAGGGCACAAAAATTACTAGCTGATGCTAAAACTGGTGAAGTTATGGAATGGAAAGGAAATGATAAAGATTTACAAGATTTTCTGATTTTAGAAAAATCCGTAACTGTTTTGGAAACTGAGATTCCAACTGTAAACTTAGCAATAGTTATTCAAGGTAAAGTTTTCTATAACGATAGATTACCCACTGGAGCAGATCATTATCCTTTTGTGCCAGTATTTGCTTATTATAATCCACAACTACCCTATTTTGAAAGCAGAGTTCAGGGCGTAGTTAGGGGATTGCGTGACAGTCAATTTCTTTATAATCGCAGAAAGATTATTGAGCTTGATATTCTTGAATCTCAAATCAACTCTGGCTTTATTTACAAAGAAAATTCTCTTGTTAATCCTAAGGATGTTTTCTTATCAGGACAAGGACGGGGATTGGCTCTAAAAGAAGAAGCTCAAATGACCGATGTTCAACAAATTCAGTCTCCGGTAATACCACCAACCACAATTGAATTATCACGCGCTCTTGGCGAAGAAATTAACCAAATTGCTGGTGTTTCTGAAGAACTACTTGGGTTTGATAATAAAGATACCCTTTCAGGTTTCCATTCAATGTTAAAACAATCAGCTGGTGTAACCACACTAGGAATATTATTTGATCACCTTGATCGTTCTATTAAACTTCTTGGCGACAGAATGGCTGAAATAATTCAGATCAATTATACTCCTGGCAAGATTCAAAAGATTCTTGAAGGCAAACAACCTGCTCCCTTATTTTACAACAAGGCTTTTGGTAAATATCATGCAGCTGTTGAAGAAGGACTTAACACTACCACCCAGAAGCAAATGCAAATGGCTCAAATGCTTATGCTTAAAGAAGCAGGCGTGCCAATATCACCACAAGATTTACTTGAAGCTTCTACTTTACAGAACAAAAAGACAGTTATAGAAAATATGCAGAAAGAACAACAAGCGCAACAACAACAGCAGCAGCAAACAGCTCAGGTTCAAATGCAAGAAATGCAAGCACGTACTAACCTGGCTAATTCACGTTCAGAAGCTGATAAAGGACTTGCTGTAGAGCGTATATCTAGAGTTGAAGAGAATCGAGCATTAGCATTACAAAAACTCTCAGAAGCAAATAAAAATGATGAACAAGCTTTACTTGAAAAGGTAAAGATATTAAAAGAAATTGGTCATATGGATCTAGATGAAATAGGTAAGTTAATTAATATGGCTAATTTGTTAAAGGTTCAAGAACAACAAACTGTTCAAAAGCCACAACAAGAAGGAAATAATGGAATTAGATAATTTAATAGAAAATGAACCAGACATTCTTGAAGAAGAATGGGAAGATATTAAGAAGTATATGATTGCTGATGGAATGAATCCTAAAGCATTTACTGAAGATCCAAGTTTAGGACATCCGAAAGAAGAACAATCATTTAGAAAATGCCAACGGATGTTAATGAATATGAGCAAAAGATTACATTCTAGAACTCAATTGAATTAAAAGGAAATAATGGAATCCATTAAAAAGAAGCTTAAATGGAAAGAAATCAACGGAATGATGTTCTTAGTTAGTGATCCTGAAGTTGATAAATATGAAGTAATTCATATGGGAGCTACAGAGGATGAAGTTGCTGTAGTTGAATATGAAAAAGATAAGAATATGAACCCACAGAATAGTTCTGTGGTTTAGATAGAGCATGAAGCTTGCTAGCAACTCGCGCAGGTTGAAAAGCAGTTTCTAAATAAGAGGTAGTATTATGGCAAAAAGATATATGGATTCAGGTAGATCCAATAAATCAAAACCAGGTCCGGAATATGCAATGAATGACGATTTTAAGGGTCGTATGTCCATGGACAAAGAAGATTATGCTTCAGGTTTAAGAGCCAGAGATAGAATGGAATCTGAAAAAGATGGAATGATTCGTGAAAATCACGCTGCAATTGCTAATCTTCCACAAGAAGTTATGATTAAACCTTATGAAATGGTTGGCCCTTATATGCCTGAAGGTATTGATGATACCATTCGTGGTGCGGATAGACAAATGGATGATAACGATAAACAACGCTCACGCTATTTCTCACCGAAGAAATAACATGGCAGCAGCGCCAAGGCCAAATAAAAAGGCCACTCAGATTTTGTATTCTGTTTTAGGAAGACCACCAAATTTGATCAAGCTAAGCAAAAGACAAAAGATGATTAATGACAGACTTAAGGTTGAAGAATCTAGTCGTCTTAAATAAACTATGACTTAAGCGGAGGGTTTCCCTTCCTATTTCCCCTCCGCTTTTTTAGGATGAAATATGAAAAGAATGAAAAAAACAGTAGATTCTATGCCTGTAGATATGGACTTTATAGTTCAAAAGGGCATTGAAGATACTTATTATGGAAATATTGACCCAAGAAGACGTCAAGAAGTTCATGACGCACATATGGTACGGGAAGATCATAGAGCTATGGCAAATCTTCCAAGACAAGCAATTCATCATGAGTTTAATCCTGATAAATTTAAATATAATAGTGTATCAGCAGGCTCACCTGATTGGTCACATAATGAAGTTGGATTTATTAGAAAAGGTGAATGGGAATGAAGAAGAAGGTTACAGTTGCCAAAGGGGTTAAGGTAGCTCGTGGCAAAGAGGAAAAGGAAAGATCCAAACCTGGAGGAGGATCTTCGGGTAAATATAAAAATGTTTCTCCAAAATCCTTTGCAGGATCTTCAGGAGGAACAAGCAAGTATTCATTTCCTATAGATACTTTAGCTAGAGCCAGAAATGCTTTGGCAAGAGCCCATTATGCCCCAGATCCTGCTGGCATCAAAAGAAAAGTTTATGAAAAGTACCCAGAATTAAAAAAGAGATCCTTAAAAAGAAAAGGAAAGGAGTAATTATGAAAAAATGTATGAAATGTGGCAAAATGCATAAAGGAAAATGCTAATGAAGCATAAAGATAAAAAAGTTAAAATGCCCAAAAAGAAAAATAAAGTAAAAGTTGTTATGGATGAATGGAAAGAGGGCAAGCTTCATTCAGGTTCCAAAAAAGGGCCGATTGTTAAAAATCAAAAACAAGCTGTGGCTATAGCTTTATCAGAAGCTAGAAAGCATGGTGAAAAAGTTCCTAAGAAGAAAAAGAAATAGTATCCCAATTCTATTATTGCTAGGGGTAGTTATGGTTGACTACCCTTTTAAAGGAATGAATGACTAGAAAAACATTAGGAAGAATAGTTACTGATTTAAATAAACAATACACTTCTGATCAGATTCCCGTATTGATTAAAGCAGCTGAGATGAAATCTGAATACATGGATAATCTTTTAGAAGCAGTAGATCGTGGTTGCAAACTATTTGAAAAAGATTTTTTTATTGAGGTGACTGCAAAGAAGGAAAAATTACTTGATAGAGTTCATAGGGATATGTTTACTCCTTTGTTATCGTGTCCTGCTCCTTTTTGGGATCAAACACTTTTTAGATACAACAGATTCCATGGAAGAATAGAATATTTATGGACACTTCCTGGAAGAAACGAAGCATTATATATGGCAGCTTATGCTCCAGAAATTTTAAAACAACCTTATTATACTGGTGAAAGAGAATTGCTACAATTTCTTATGATGGCAGTTGATGGCACACTAACCAAAATGATGAAGATGTATAACAATGAAAAGCCTGATAGTCCATTATTAATAAACTAAGGAATAAATGAATTGGATAAATGTTAAAGACCAACTACCACAACCTGGTCAAAGGGTATTGGTTGCTTTGGAAGTTTATTTTAATTTTGGCGATCCTAATAAAATACAATGTTATTCTTATGATGTAGGTCATTATTGTTGCCTCAAGGATTTTGTTCTTCAGTATTGGACACAAGATAGAATTGTCCAGCAGCAATGTAAAATGCCAATAATATATTGGAAACCTATAGAAGAACTTAAGATTAAAGAAAAGGAGTAAACGATGGAAAATTATGATGTGCACCCTGAAATAGCAGCTGAAATTGCAAAAGCAGCAGGAGCAGCAGCTCAAGTTAATCACTCTACTCAAAAGCAAGCAGTTCAGCAGCCTGTAGAAGCAGCCGAAGAGTCCTCCTACGCTGAAGCTACGGCGGACAAGCAAGAAGAGATACAAGCAACCCAAGAAGTAGCCGAAAAGCCACAAGAATCTAATCCAATTAAAGAGAGTTGGAAGGCTATGCGATTAGCCAAGGAAAAGGCTGAAAGAGAACGAGACGAAGCTATTAGATATGCTCAATTAAACCAAGCATTTAATAAGCCACAAGAAGAAAAACCTGTAAAAAAACAACGCTCTAGATTAAATCCTGATGAACTAGCTGAAGGTAAGCATGTTAATGAGATTGAGGATGAACTAGAACAATTAAGGCAACAAGTTAGAGTACAACAACAACAAAGCTACAATGAAAATTCTAAATTACGTCTCAAGGCAAAATTTAATGACTTTGAACAAGTGGTGAATCAAGAGACTATAGAGATGTTACAAGTTCTTCAGCCTGAAATAGCTCAGACTTTAAATTCAACTCAGGATATTTATGCAGCAGGCATCACAGCATACAATATAATTAAGAATCTTGGACTTAAAGCTGAAGCTAATTACGAATCTGATATAAGACGAATACAGACCAACGCAGCTAAACCAAAACCTATGGTTAGTATTAATCCTCAGCAGGGAGAATCTGCTCTTTCTAAGGCAAATGCATTTGCTAATGGTTTAACTTCTGAACTAAAGGATCAGCTATATAAAGAGATGCAAGCAGCTAGGCGAAACTTTTAAAAATCATTGATTACTATGCTTCATTTTAGTACTCTTTTTTTACGCCCGTGGTTCCTTGTTGAATATGTTTTCAGTGTGAGCCCTTTGAATTTTAGATTTTTTATTACAATCACGGGCGTATTTTAAAATTATAGAATGATCAGACCAATGATGTTCGGTGAAGCCGTGAGTTATTATTATGGTGACATAATAAGGAGTGAAATACTCAGCGTGCAAGCGCACTTCAATGTAAATTGATAAATGGTGAATTGTATTCATGACATGATTCACAACCAGAAATGGTACTGACTTGTTCAGGCGCCGACTAATTGGTCTTTTTTTAGAATATTGCTTTCGAAAATAAATCTTAGTATATATATCATTAATGGACGCAAAAGCCCAATTTAAGCCTCGTCCTCTTAAATAATCAAGGACGCAAAAACAAGTCTAAGAATCGTCCACTTAGTTCAAAAAAGGACGCAAAAGCCCGTTATAAGATTCGTCCCCTTATCGTTATAAATCATTTTTCTTATCTTAAGGAGAATAGATATGGCGATAACTACTACAAGTACTTTGCCAGCACCTATTCAAGCTAGTTTTAGCTATAAACTCTTAAGTGTACCCGTACCTGATTTTATCTACCGCATACCTGCAATGAAAAAGCAGATGCCTAGAAACGGTGGTACAACACTAAGAATGAGACGATTGACAAAATATGTCGTCTTTAAATCTTCTCTAATGGACTTGGAAGCCTAAATTTGAAAAAGTATGGTGACAAGGGGCAAGAAATGGTATATAATACTAATTGGAACTATAAGACACCTTAAACTTATGAGTTCCATTATAATACCTTCCATATACCTTTGATTGGGAATAATGTATGGAAGGCTATATCAAATCAGCCTGAACGACTTAACGAGAAGATCTCGAAAGAGAATGCGAAAGTCTGAACAGGTATCGAAAGAACCTGAGGGAGATTCGAAGAAGTTTCCCCGCCTCTTAGGAGGTCACAAAAGTAACAGATTGATAATCCTCTCAATACAGCAATGGTTCCTTTAGGAAATTCAGGTATCACACCTCCAGCGCAAAATCTAACTGCATTGGATATTGATGCCAAAATTTCATTTTATGGTAATGGTGCCATAACAGTTCATTGTTAAAGACCTATATACAATTGAACGAGCAGGTTAATAAAATTTCTAGATCTTTGAAATTCTTGGTTTTGTAAGCAGATAGCCTGCTTTAAATCCGCTCTGATTGACTTGGAAGCCCTAACGTAAAGACGAGGGTGACAAGGCGCAAGAAATATATAAAATTATATTAAGTAAATAAATATGCCAGAGTGTTCAATGGAAGGCCTTGAAAACCTATTTTTATGAGAATAAAAACGTAGGTTAAAATCCTACTATTTATTTATTAGTATAAAGTAATGTCTGTGATAAGAATTAAATAAACGCTATAGGTTTGAATCCTATTTTATAAGTCGTTTGGTTACTTTATACGTTTTTTCAGCGTGACAGACTTAGGCGAGTGGACATCACTATGATGAAGCGAAAGTCGGAACTATATAGAAATATATAGAGGAAGAAATAACAAGACTTCCCGCCAGAAATGGTCATAAAAGTAACAGAATTGTACATTACAAAATCAAGATCCGGTGCTTAATGAAGCAGCAGCGAGACTTGGAGTTTGCCTCAGACAAACTGAGGATCAGCTTAAAATTTGTGAGCTGAATAAATCTTCTCTGATAGACTTGGAAGCCGTAGTACATTAGTAAGTGATTAGAAAGGTTCATATGAAATGCAAATATTGTAAAAAGTATAT